ATGCGTCCAATTTGAGGCCTAACAACGCGGCGATTATCTCACGGATTGCCTGATCGGAAAACAGTCGCATGGTGCCAACCATCTCGTTCGTAATCCTGTAGTTGAGTTGCAACACACTGCACAGAAAATAGTAATCCTCAACATCGTCAAAAATGAATGTTGAGGACTCTGAATCCCTCACAACGCGGCTGGCTTTAATGCGGTCAATGTGTGTGACGATGCTGTTGTATTTCGCATCAACCGACCACACCAACGACCCGTCAGCCTGTGGCATTGGGTAGCGCTCTAAATGCTCCGGCTGCGTGATAAGCCATTGTTCGTCATTGCCGAGTTTAACAAACTGGCCGCGTCTATGATCAGGCCGAAGCAGCTCACGTTCTGTCGGTGGCTTCTCATTTGAAATGCCCACGTAGTACCGCCCTGCATCACCTCCATGGCCACTCGCTGCCGTCCATGTTTGCTGATCGGGGAAATATCGGTACTCACGATCTTGCGGAGTTAGCCACGCACACATCCTGCCGGACTTATTTTCCGGGCCGGTGCATTGGATTTTGTCCATGCCAGTAGCGATTTCGCCCAACACTTCTTCAGGCGGGATTGCTCTGCCATCGACATCAGGAACGAAAAATAGCGGTCGCATTTCATCGCCTCGATTAAGATATTGCAATGCCTGTGGAAGCGATTAAACATGACTGGGTGCCAGCCGCTGGCAAGACTAACTCGATCTTAATCACGCCGCTGGCGTCGTCTCGGCTAGCCTGCATTGTCGTAAGATGCTTCACGCCTCCGGCTGTGCTAGCGATCTTAACATGCTCAGTGGCAGTATATAGTTCTGTGATTGCACCCGACTTACGTTTCGCAAAATAGATGTCCACTCCAGTTGATGCCGTAGCACCATTCAGTAGTGCATTTGCTTTTGCAAAATCCTGAGTTGTGATCTCGATTGTCGGGTTCGCCGTCTTGACGAAAACATCAGTTACGAAAATACCAGCACCCTGTTTTTGCTCCTGCAATTCAATGCCGGTATTGATTGTAATTCCTGTCACCTGATCAATCAGCACGCCATCGATGTAGGCTTCCGCCAAGATGAATTCCGGCAGCAGAGCGGCAGCCGTTAGGCTAGCTCCAGTTACCACGACAACAGGCGATGTGATGCCGTCAGACGACAAGTGTCTGCACTCAAGGTCAGCCGTTACTGACTGGCCGATCTGCGCTGAAATTGACGTGATGTAGGTGAATAGATTTGCGACGCTTACAGCCTGATTACTGGCAACTCCTGAGTTGCATCCGACATGCTCACGAAACGCAAAGATACTGTTCGCTGTGTTGACGCACAGCCCAGCCGAAAGGAATGTGGCTGTGTTTAATCCGAGCAGGATTTCCAAAGCTGTGGTGGTCAGCGTAGTGCTGTGCGGTGACTCGCCGATGTACTGAGCCTTAGCGCTCACCGTGCCGCTGGCATAGCCTGCCACGATAGTGTGATTAGTTGAATGGTTGAGGGACGTGATGTTCCCGACGACAACTGGCGTGCTGGCATGAGTACCAAGAACAACATCATGGATTGTGTACATCAGAACCGCCTCGCTTTTTTCTTATGAAACTTAGATTGTGTTGATAGCGTGAGCAGTGTTTGTTCCTGCAACTTACCGACTGCTTTTTCTTCTGCTAGCGTGACCTGCTCAAGTTCAGTGCGAACTTTATCACGCCACTCTGATGTTCTAAATCCGTTTGCCCCGGTCGTTGTAATCATGCGGCCCTGCTTGCTGGTCGCAGTCACTCTGGCTCTGGTTAACACGCTGCGCCTCATGGCCCCTGTTAGCACTAGCGGGTTGATGTGCCCGACTTGCTTCTGTTTGTTTTTGTTGTATTTCGAATCACGCCGAGCAAACTTCTGACGCCTGATTCTGCCTTCGAATCTCCACTTCAGATTGTCCCGGAACTGCAACGCCGATAGCCGATTGGCCTTACTCTGTATCTGGTTGATTCCGGTAGCGCTAAGAATACTAGATTCAATTCTCGCCCCCATGATTCCTGTCATGCTCGGACCCCCACTGCAAATTCGCAACGCCAGAAATCAGCGGTCTGTGTGGTGTCATCCGTTGAGTCCATTATCTGCGGCGGATTCGTGATGCTGACCGTTGAAATATTTAGCTTGTCGAGTTGCCCGATTGTGTCCTCGCGAATGCCGTCGAGTACAGCTTCGCACGCTGCTAAAAAACTAACGTACTGTGCTGATTCCGTGTCATTAGATTCCGATGAAGGCGTTGGCCGTTCCAGCCGCAGCAGGATGATTAGATCCGTTTGAAATGTTGATGTTGTAAAGGCTGTTGATTCTAATTCAATCAACGCGAGAACTGCTTTTGCAGAGTGGTCCGTGGCATAGCCCAGAATCACTTTCAGTCCTGCTGCCGTGGCGTCAACCGTTGTTCGCCCGATGAACTCGTTAAACTCAATTGACGCAGACAGAATGCTCTTCAGGCAATTCAGCGGCTCCAACATTTGCAGCTTACGAATTGTCATATCGGATCAAGCTCCCGAGCATTTGAATATCTCTCAACCGTGTAGACAACAGACAGTCGCTGCATGCCGTCTTCCGGTATTCCAACTGACTCAACAACACAGCGGTAAAGGTTGCGGACGATGCAGTATTCTTTCGCCGCAACCTTCACTGATGCTGTTTGGATCCAGATACTGCCGACCACTCTATTGCGATCGCCGGCTCTGAATTCCTGATTCAAATTTTCCATCTCAACAAGACACGAGACGCGACGCTTACCGCTGGCCGTCACAAATGTAACGTCTTCGGCAAAATCGTCGCTGTTAAGAAACACGCTCGCGACATCGTTAATGATGGTTGACTTGAGAGACATTAGGCACCGTATGCGTAAGTGTATGCGACTTCAACTTTTGCGATCGTGAGCGATGGAACGGCCGTGCCAGATGCCTTTGAAAGCTGAGCGATCAACTGGACATTCTGGCCGGCTGTGATTGCACTCATGTTAAATGTTGTGCCCGCTGCGACTCGCTCGCCATCAACGAAAAATCGCACGTCAGCAACGCCTTGCGAAAAGTCAATTGAGCACTTTTTGTAGACGCTCCCGAGGGTGGCCCCTGTAGCAACATCGTCGTTGTCTGTTGTGCCATCATCCGACTCAACAACAACTGCTGATGTACTGGTGGCCCCTTCGATTTTGAACAACGCATTGACTGCCACAGCGTCCTCATCATCATTGCGAGCAGAACCCACGCCGAACGAAACAACAGTGGCAGAATCAACCCCAGCAACCTGAGCGATGAAATCGACTCGCTGAATTTTAGCGATATCAAACGGCAACACGTCATTGCTGTACAGACAGACGTTTTCCGCTTCACTCGTTGCCGCCAGCGTCAGCTTTGCTGCACCGCCGTCTTCGGTGATGCACAAATAAGTCGGCGTTCCGGCTGCGCTACTGTCCGCGATCGTCCAGCCGTTTTGACCTGGAGTTGTGCTAAAGGCTTGAGCCCGATCGAACATATCAGAGAAGATGTTTGTGCCGCGTGTAATCATTTCACTGGTCCTTTGGGTGTTGCTGCTTTCGCAGACTAGGCTATTCGCGGGAAACGCCCCGAGACTCGCTATTCAATGCCGCAAGCCAGCCCCCTCAGGGACTGGCAATTGGCAACTTCAACCGTGCGTCGATTACGCTCCGGCGTGTTTTTGAACGCCCCGATGGTTGAGAGCTTTAGCTCCCACGCTCTGCAAAACGTAGTACGTCATTGCAAGCGTGTGCTCGTCCATGACGGTTCGCACTTGAGGTGTTTCCTGACCCTGCAGGAACGTTACCTCAACGGTGTCGATACGTGTTGGATTTGTGAACAGATACCATGCAGTTGTACTGTCGGCATCCAGCAACGGCTCAATGACTGGAGTCAGCGTGCGAGTGGTGTTGAATACCTGATTGAGATTTGCACTCGGATCATATGCCGAATTCACAAGCTGCTGAGTTACAGTTTCCAACGCAGACGGAACCACAATATAGCTCGGTGACAGGTTAAGAATGTCCGCACCTTCTGCTTCCTCTGGCGTGTTTTCGCCACGCATCTGACGCATCAGATTTGTCAGCAATCCAACACTCGTGACCGATGGAGCACCAGCCCCAGTAGTTAGGTTTTTTCGCTTGCGATTACCAGAGACAGCAGAGAACAGCGCCTTGCCGTCGGATGTCGTTGGATTGCTTGTGACCTGTGACCACGCAACAGCATTCACGGTGCGAGCGGCAGCGTCACCCAGTGACATCGGGATCCGCGTCAGTGCTGACATATCGTCATTCACGATTAGCTTGTAGCTGAAATCAATACCCATTGAGCGAGCCTCAACAGCATACGATTCCTTAGCGTCTGCCATGCTGGCTTTCTCAGGGGCAGCAGTGTCATTCCATGCCGGAAGGTTCGGCATTCCGCCGAGTCGCATTCGGTTAATTGCCTTGAAGTCCGGCACCGAATCGCCTTGACGCATTGGACCCCGCCATGTGGATGGCACCTCTGAATAACCAACCATCATGGACTTATTGATCGCGTCCAATGTTAGATTCGCGAAGCTGCCAGTCGTGTGATAGGGATTGTCGCCACGATAGCCACGCACGCCAGCTTTCTCAGGCCCGAACATAGCACACTGTGCAATCTGCTCGCGGGTCAAACCTAGTACCGTCACACCCATCGTGCGAACATATTCAGTGGCTAGATCTAATAGCGTTGCATGTCGGAAATCCTCAGCGTCTTTTGACCGGCTGGCGGCTGGCATGTGTCGCTCAACAGCAGCCTCATTACCATTGACGGCAGACCGGATTGACTTCAACGCCAACGCATCACGGATGCCTGCTTTTAGTCGGTCGACGCCAGTGGTTCCCACGCGTACGGATGACCCGAACGGGATTTCAGCGGCCGCTTCTTCTTTTTTTGTAGCCAGATGAGTCCTGACGGCAGCGATATTACTTAGCGTGCGACAGAAGGCTGCTTCGCCCGGCAGATCAGCTAGCTTGCAATGTGCATCGACGTCTGCCTCATAGGCCTCGCGAGCTTCGCGCTCGGCTCGGATAGCCACCTGAATTGCTTTTGCGATTGCATCCGCATCAATGACTGCTGCCCGTGTCTCTTCCTTTTTTTCTTCCTTCTTTTCCGCAAGCTTGTCGGTGTTTTTTAGCAGCCATCGCTGAGCGTCATCATCTGACAACTCGGAGTCCATGCCGCGTGATTCGCACAGTGCTCGTAGATCTTCATTCATCACAAAACTTTCTTCAGTGGGGGCTTGAAAAATTACCGCTGCTGGATCAAGTCCCCGCAGCTTTGCTTGATCGTCGGCACCGATAGGCGTCAACGAAACTTCGCGCAACTTCCAAGAAGTTGCCACGTTTACAGGACCGCTAAAATCACGGCCGCTAATGTTTTTGGTTTCACCTTTTGGGACGAATACTCTCTTCAGCACCTCGTACCCAACTGACACGTCAGTGATGTGACCATCTCGCACGTCACCTAATGCTGATTCGCCATGAGTTGCACGGCTGAAATGCAGGGTGGCACTTACCTGATTGTCTTGCTCAATCACGTCACGAGCGCTGCCTAACTGATCTTTGACGCTGTGGCGATTATGCGAGTCAAGAAACGGAACCTGACGCGATGGCGGCATCTGAACGCCGCTGCTTAGCAACACCTCAGGAATCATTTCCATTCGCGTCCAGTCTGGCATCTCAACAGGTTGCTCCGTTGAGATCACCGCCTCGACTGTTCGCGTCTCCTCGCTGAATGTAGACGCTCGTACAGCCAATGACCGGAACGCCATCCCTGCCGCCTCTGACATTCGCTTTTGTATTTTCTGCTTACGCCTTGCCATTAGTGGCTGCCTCCGCTGGTGTTTGTGGTTTCGCTGGTGCTGGCTCAGTGGGTGGCACCGGAACAATGTCTGCCGTGTCAACGCCCATGATGTTGTTGATAACTTCTGGCGGGATGCCTTTTTCCTTAGCGACTGCATATAGTTCAGCCGCGTCGTTTAGCACGTCCCGCCAATTGACATTGTTTTTCGCACACTCCATTTGCACGGATGATTGGCCGTTCTGGATTCGCTTAGCCGCAGCCTCGACATCAACTTTAGGATTGATCGAAAGTGCGACTGGCCCTTGCCATTTTGCAGCAGAGAAACGACCCGGTTCCGATTGGAATTCTGCTATGGAAATGACGCCGTCAAAATACCCGTCGATCATTGCTGACCGCAGCACCGTCTCCCATATTGGCTGGCAAAACGAACTGGCGAACCACTCCTGAATGTCGTTGACCTCGGGCCATGTATCGTTGTCTGCAGATCGCTCAGAACTGAATGAACTGTTGCGGTAGTCGCCTGTGATTGTGCTCGACTTAATACCTGGCATTCCCGTCGCGATGCCACGCTGCAAGTGCTGCA